ATATCTATAATAATTACTTCCACTCTTAAATGAATCTCCAAATATAGCTTGGTATTCCGAGTATGTTGTTACTACTGTTGGCACGAGTGCCGGTCCCTTTACAGTTGGTCCTATTACAGCCGCTCCAATCTCACCAATTGCCGCTGGTAAGAAAGACTGATCTATTTCATTTGTAAAGACACCTGGACTTATAATTTTTTCGCTTGATGGCATCTTCTGTCTCCTACATTAAAATGTTAATATAATTTTTGATTAATAAAATATGAGAAATTATTACTTTTCATCATATATAAATATATGATTTTTTTTCTAAACGACTATTTATTTAGATTTATTTGAAACGAATTCATTTTTTTCTGGATTATAAGTTCCTTCTCCATACTTATCGTTCAGTTTTTTCATAAATTCATTTTCAGATTTCTGAGCACTTATATATCTATTAGATAAATCACTTTCAAGTTGAGAAACATTTTCTAATTGTTGATTGAGTCTAATTCTCTGAACTGATAATTGTCCAAATTTAGATTGAACATCTACATACTCATCTTGTAACTTTTTAATAGTCTCAAGTTCTTCTTTATCAAACTTGGTAACTTCTTCATATTTTTTTGCTAATTTTGACTCTTCGGCCATTGTAACCTCCATTGTTAATTAATCATATATAAATATATATTATTTTTTGAAAAGTATAAATTATTTTTTATTTCCATTAATTTGTTCAATAGTAGCATCACCTTCATAACCAAATACAACTTTTGTAGGACTAAGTCTTTTCTGTAATTGGTTCATTTTACCCATGACAACTGAATTTGTTTCTTCTGGTAATAAATACGCTTTCGTAATAACTGAAAATGTTGATTTTATAACTCTCTCTGTGTCAACAGTCATTTCTGATGCATCTGAAATTGAATCCAATGCACAGAAAAACTTATAATCTGTAGAATTACCCCAATATGTATAATTTTGTTCAATAAAAGATTCAACTAATGAATTCATTTGTTCTATAAAATTTGTCCATAAAATAAATTCATAAGTTATATTTACAAAATTTGGCATAGTAGTTACATAATTTTCAAATGCAGGTTTTTTATTTTGTTGAACAGAAAATCTATCATATATATTATTCTTTGACCATTTTTGTGTTCTAACAACTTCTGCATGTTGTCTTTTAACATCGTGTTCAAAACCTAATGGTAACTCTTGACTTTTTTCCACACTTGTTCTTCTTAACATAACTAATGGTAAAATTATAGAACCATTTTTATCTCTCATTACTCCTCTTTTACGAACTGATTTCCACCTTTCTTCGTTACCATACATTACATTAACCTTTATCATTTCATTAGCTTCTTTAATTGTAGGTCTCATAATATTCTTAACATGAGATAAAACTGAAGTGTCTATGTCTTTCAAAGTTATGGCATAATTTTTTGTAAAATTCTTTCCAGGAATCTGTACACTAGCTCTATTACCACTTCTATTTTTTGTATTTTTTAAAGTGGTTTGATTAGCTCTGTTAACATTTTGTTTATTAACAACTTGTCTATTTGTTATTGGTTTAATGGCCATTTCGTCTTCTCAGTTTTTTAAGTTTATCTAATTTATTATTCACTTTACCTTTAACCTCTTCTGATTTAATACTACTCATATCAGCTTTTCCTATTGCAATCTCTCTTTTTATATCTACTTCAACTGCTTTTGTACCTGTTTGACTACTACCAGGTATATTATCTAACTTATTTAATACCTTACCCATTAATTCTTCCATCTGTAAATTACCATTTGAGTCAGGTATATAAGTATGTTTCTTTTCACCATATACATCTTCTTCTACAACATTTCCATCAACTTCCTTTTTTGGTTTAGGTGTAGCTTTAAAGTTTGGACTTTTTGTATCATACTTTATAATTTTTTTATGTGTTATTTGTTGTATAGCCATTGTTTAACTCCTACACATCAGGCAAGTTATATTTATCTTTTAATTCACTATATACAGTACCCATATCATCATCATCAAAATATTTATCATAAACTCTGAAATCATATACATGCCATTCAGGTCTAATATGTGTAGAGCTAAAATATTCTCCAGCATCCCCATGAGATAACATTTGAAATTTTGCTGAACCACCTGTTGTATATGCTGGAGTACCATTGTCAGGGTCGTAAATTATAGTTTCTTCATCTTTACTTCCACCGTGAAGTTGGATAAATAATTTATTATTACTAGTTCTATCAAATCCAAAAAATATAACATGTTTAGTACCATGAGTCATCGCTGTAGGTGATGTTACAGAACCATTTCCACCAGAAAATGAACCATTTTTAGAATATTCAATCATAGGTTTTAAATAAGTAGATGTTTGAGATACTGTAATTCCAGTACCAAACCTCCATTGAAGCTCTTCCCCATCACCACCTTCAGTATATACTGATATTGCATCATTTTTAATCATATATGAATATCTATTATTATAATTTACAGAACCAGTATTAGGATTACCTTGTACTGTTGTTTCAGGAATCATAAAAGTTAAAACATATGTTTTTTGAATATCTTCACTCATTACATCCAGTAAAGCATCTATCAAATCATTTTGGGTTTGTACAGGTAATGCATCATTACTTGGTTCTAAATATCCAGGAAGAGCAGAAGCTGCATCTAAACCTGTTCCATCATTAGCGTCAGTATTATTCATTATTATTTGACCACCTGTAGCATCAGCTGTATCATTACTAGCTAGTAGTAAATTTTGTATACCATCTGAATCTGTTACAATTCTATTATCAGGAGTTATAGTATTACTATCAGTCATAAGATCTCTTATACCCCAAGAACCTGAATAATTATTTTTTGCATGATTAGCAAAATCTAAATTTTGTTCAATTGATTCTACACCACGAAATAAATCATTACCACTTCCATCCGTTGATGATGACATCTGAGTAGAAAAATCCCAATCCAAAACTAAATATGAATTTCTAAAATTTTCTGCTGCTGTTGGTATATATTGTTTATGTAATCTTTTTTTATGTGTGTCAGAAGTTCTCCTTTTTTCTCTTAAAAGATATTGAACTGCAACTTGATTATTATCATTAAATATTTTTTCAGCTACATATTTATTTAATTCAAGTAAATATTGACTTTCTGGTATATCTAACCATTGTTTCCAAGTTAATTCTTTTTGTCCTTGTTTTTGTTTTATAATTTCTCTTAATTTATAAACTAAATTATCTGTATTAAAAATTTGTGACTTTTTTTGAGGAACTAATTGATGTTTATTTTCATAATTTTTAACTATTTCTTGAAAACTTTCTGCTTCTTTTAATTTTTGTTCTAAAATAGATTTTTCCCTAGCGGTTTCAGATAAAACACTTACTTTTTCAGAAAGATTTTCAATTTCATTTTTTAATTTTGATATAGATTTATCTTTTTGATTTAATTTATTTTTAAATGTATCATTCTCTAAAATAAATGAATTATTACTCTCTTCAAGTTTATTATTTAATTCATTTATGATTTTTTTATCCTTATTATTTTTTGATTTTAAATTTTTAACTGTATTATTCATTTCTTTTAATTTTTTAACAGTTTCTATTAATTGTTTTTTCTTCTTATTTATAATATCATTTTTATCTGTTAATTCAGTTTCATAGGATTCCATTTTAAAGATATATTCATTATAAGTTTTATTCATTTCAGATTTAAAACTTTCTTTTAATTCTTTCTTTTTTCGTTTAGATATATTTAATTTTTTATTAAGTTTACCAATGTATTCTTTTGATTCTTTAATAGTTACTAATGAATTGTTTATAAGTTTATTTCTATAAGAAAGTCTTTCTTCTTGTTTATCAATTTTTTCATATAATAAACCAGCTTTTTGTTTAACTTGTTTAATAACTACATCTTTTGATTGAAGTTCATTTATATAATCTTTTTCTTTTATTGAAAAAGCACCTTCTTCAAAATGTCTCGCTTTATTTAATTCTTGTAAAATATTATTTTTTTCAGTTTCTAAATTTGAAACTTGACCAGATAAATCATTTGTTTCTTCTTCTAAATTTTGAATAATTTTTTCTTTATTTTCTATTTCTTCTTTTTTAGTTGTAGATACAGAACTACCTAATCTCTCTTTTAATAAATCTAAACTCATTATCTTGGCCTCTCTTCTATTTGTAATGATGATAATCTACTTCTATTAGCTAAAGCTTTTATTGAATGTTTATAATTTTGATGACCTGCAATTAATTGTGGTTCTGTTACTGAACCTATTTCCCAATAAAAATCATTCCAATCTACTATATCACCAATCTCTGGATAAAAATTTAATGAACCACTTGCAAGATTGTTTCTTTGGAAATATATTTCAATATTTGAATTAACATCAGCACCAAACTCATCTTGATTTACTTCTGGTTCATTAAACATTATTAAACAATTTACTCTAAAACCAACATCATAATATTTTGTTGTAGATTCACCATATAAATTTTCTTCTGTTTTTTCTACATTTATTTTATAAATATCTACAGATTGACCGACAATTTCATCAATCAACTCTTCATTCATAGAGTCAATTACTTTAATTTCCTTTTGTGGTATAAAAAATGGACTTGTTCTTGACATAATATTATCCTATATAAATTTTTAATGGTGCTTTATTTAATACTTGTTGTTGAGCTTCCGCGGTATCTTGCTCAGCTCTTGACCTTTCTTGTAATGATACAGAATCTAAAAATTCTTTTAAGTCATCTAATAATTGTGATTTTTCTTCCCTACCTTCTGCCTTTAATCCCTCACCATCCATTGATACTTCACCATTTGGTAATGGAAGTGATGCATATTTACTTCTTACAATTCCTAATAATTCTTTTGATAATGCCAATGTATATTTTCGTATCCATTGTCTACCAGCTGCATTTATTTCTGAATAAGTTAAGAATTTATATGGTATATTAGATGGATCTGATACCTTATTGTTTGTCCAACTTCTTGTTGTTGAACCTTTATCAGATTTTAAATAATATTGAAAATATATTTTATCACCTG